GGTCTAAAACTCGAAAAAGGCACCACCGCAACTCCCTGGACACCCGCTCCTGAAGATTATCCAGAAAGTTATACACAACCTTGTATAGGATTTGCTACTACTTCCAGTACTGTTGCTCCCACAGACCCATCAGAATATACATGGAGCAGGTACTTAGTAGGACCTCAGGGTGAACAAGGTATACAAGGTGAAGTAGGACCAGAAGGTCCTCAGGGACCACAGGGTCCTCAGGGACCTGGTGTAGATACAGAGAACGCTGTATTTACAGGTAGCTTTTCACATAACCGTGCTACTGAAAGTGTTATAGGTGCTATGTCTTTTGCGGAAGGAAATGCTACACAAGCAGCTGGTACTAATTCACATGCAGAAGGAAATGCTACAAAAGCTTTTGGTACTAGCGCACATGCAGAAGGAAATGCTACAAACGCTTCTGGTTTCTATTCACACACAGAAGGATATCAAACAGCTGCATCCAATACTGCAGCGCACGCAGAAGGATATAAGACAAGTGCTACTGGTAATAGCGCACATGCGGAAGGAAATGCTATTAGCAATACTTTTGGTGCTTTTGGTTTTGCTTGTCACGCTGAAGGATACAATACAATATCTGGATTAACTGCAGCAGGAACTTCTACTGATGCAGGGGCTTGTACACATGCTGAAGGATATAGTACAAATGCTTCTGGTAATAGTGCACATGCAGAAGGATATAATACAACTTCTAGTAATTTCGCAAGCCATGCAGCAGGAAAGTTTAATAAAGCTATGACTAATGGTGCATCCAGCGATACACAAGTTGGTGATGCGTTTGTTGTAGGAAATGGAACAAGTTCTTCTGCACGCTCGAATGCTTTTAGAGTAACTTACGCAGGTGCAGTTTATGGTGTTGGTGCTTATAACTCTTCAGGAGCTGACTACGCAGAGTATATAAAACCATGGGCAGATGGTAACACAGATGCTGAAGACAGAGTAGGATACTTTGTAACTATTAAACCAGACGGACTTCATAAAGCACAGCCAGGAGAATACATAGTAGGAATCACTTCAGGTAATCCCTCTGTTATAGGGAATGCAGATGAAGACTATTATTGGCGGTATGAACGAGATGTGTTTAATCGTATTATCATAGAAAATGATGCTATGAAGTTAGCTGAAGATTATGACAACACTAAACAAAATGAATATATTCCAAGGGCACAGCGCAAAGAATGGAGCTGTGTAGGAATGCTAGGTTGCCTTCCTGTCAGGTCAGATGGAACCTGTGTCGTAGGAGAATTTTGTACTTGCAGTGTAGAAGGTATTGCAACGCACAGTGATACAGGGTATTATGTAATTGATGTTATAGACGATATAGCGCATATACTTTTTAAGTAGGAGGAGTTATGGCACAGACATCTCTTTATAAGAACACAGACACACACAGAACTAAATATATGCAGACTGAGGAAGTCTTTGTGCGTGGGATGAAGTACACGAACACTCCTCATGAAGCAGGATATGCCAAGACTGTTGTAAACTTTAATATAAAGAATGATGGTGAGGTGTTCTCTCCGCGTGGTGGACTGCGTGTAGTCAGGTCTGAAGTAACAAGACAGCTACTGGAAGAAGACATACATTCAGATTACTGTATACACCATGCACACATGATGTACATTCAGGATGAGAACGGTGATGCTACTCTCTACCACTACATCTTAGCTTCTACTATCAATATGTCTAGGAAGTTCCTGCTTAGTAATGCTAAGCTGATAATTGAAAAAGATAATGATTATATTGAAGCTTCATGTGATGACACAGCGAGCAACGCAGCGTTGCTTATGCAGCCTTTTTGCACAGCTATGCATGAAGTGCCTATAGCTGCACCTAAATCACGCAGTGGCATATATACTTCTTTGGAAGGCAACACATATGTGTTACTCAATGAAGACGGTAAGAATTATCTAGGACGTATCAACGCTACCCTTGCTTCAGATAACACCCTTACGTGGACAGTCGATAAAATAACTCCTACTGAGGTGCAGCCAACACAAGCACTGAACTATGGGTACAACATGTTAAAAGAGAACCCTTATACTTTTGTCAATACTAAAACTGCCACAGGAGATATTGTATTGACAGGAGTAGTTCCTTATGATGAGCAGGGTAAGCTATTATTAACAGCACGTCCAGGCACCACCATAGACTTTAAATTATACTATAAATATCCTGAGACAGATTCTTCTGACAAGTATTTGGTACAGTGGGAAGTACAGGATTTATCTACAGGAGCAGACCCTGTTGTCATTCAGCGCGTACGTAAGTCGAAAGAGTATACCCCTGGGGCAGACATTATATTGAAGTACACTCCAAGCTTTAACACATTTGCACTCATAGCTAAAGTATTTAGAAAGACTGAAATTACTGCTTCAGATTCAGAATGGAATGAAAACCAAGCCTTACAATCTATAGTAACTAAGGATGATTATTTAAAGCCTGCACAAGTATCTACTTTATCTTCTTATCATTTAACAGCTAACTCAGCCAGCTCTATGTTGAACACTGATGCTGTATCTTTTGATGTAGGCACAGCTAAAGGAATGTGCACATGGCAGCAACGTATAGTATTGTGGGGAGTATCAGGTGCACGGTCTACATTATTTGTTACTGAGATTAATGACCCTGGCTATGTTCCTTATCCTAATAACTCAGAAATATTTCAAGACAACATAGTGTGCGCTGTACCTTACATGACGTTTCTTTTAGTCTTTACTAAAAGCGCACTGTATAAGTTAACCTTAAATGAAGACGGACTTTCATATAAGACTACCTGCATACAGGAAAGACTAGGGATGACTGAAGAAGATGCCAACACAGTTATAACTGTACAGAATATGGTCTACTTTAAATCTAATAACTACTTCTATATGATTGTTCCTAATAATAAATCTATGCAGACAGATTTACAGATGGCACCTGTGTCAAGACCTATAGAATATCTATTAAATGATTTTGAAGTAGGTTTAAGAGATATTGTAAACGCAGTATATAATTTAACTTATGCTACCTCTGATGAAGTATTTCAAGTAGAGTTGTTAGATTATTATGTATACGTAGCTGATACACAAATACGAAATACATATAAACTTAAAATTACTAAAGACGATAGTTTTTATATAGACTTGTCTTTAAACTATGATACAGTGCTCAGAGCGTGGACTACTTATCTATATGAAACTACACAGTACCGCATGGTTGTATATAAACCTACAGTAACAGGACAGACTCAATTTGCGCATGTAAGAGAATTAAATCATGCTGCTAGGGTTTCTGTGGCTGTGTTTGATGAAGAAGAGCCTCAAGATAATTTGCCACTTAATGAAGATGCAAACCGTGCTTTTGGTAACTACCAGTACATAGATACAGGATACCGCGGATTTAACACAGAATTTAAAAAGAGATTCAGAGAAGTGCAGTTTCATATTAATTCTCGTACAGACAGTGTTCTTAGTTTTTATACTTCTTTCGTTGTAGATGATGTAGAAACACAACCAATGTATAAGAACATTATCACACAGGTCACAGATAAGGCAGACCCTAATTATGGAGTTATCTTTGTAGAACGTGAATTAGTAGATGTAAAGCAAACCCCACAGCTTACTAAGCTAGATGAATGGCAATTAGATACAGCACGGTTCCCTGAGCTTACAGTGTACAAGATACGGTATCGTGTATCAGGTAAAGGCTATGGCGGTGCAGTACGGTTACTCAGTGTAAATGAAAGTAATTATGAGTTGTTAAACATGAGCTGGGTATACAGACTTATGTTTGCAAGATAGGAGGACGTATGGCAAGTAAGACATGGATTCCTAAATATGTGCGTAAGGAATCAAACTATAAGTCAAAGCAGATAGTTACTGCTGATGACTATAATGCATATTTAAATATGCTTATAAAACAAGGAGACTATAATTCAGAGTGGCTTGATTGGCTAACTAAAGAAGGTGTGTTAGACCAACTAACTGATATAAATGGTGAAGATATTCAGCAAGCTATCATTGATACAGCAACAGAACAGTTAGACCAATTAGTTGCGGATTCAAAAAATAAAACATCAGCGCATTTAGAACAACCTGTATTCTCCTTTATAGATGACAGCCCTACTAATTCAGCTTTGACTATATTTAAAGTAGCATTATCTGAGTCACAGTTCATTGGTGCGCTGGCATACTATACTGGGTTTGTTTCTTCAGGCACTCCTTATATGGATGTTATAGATTTACAGGCTGCTCAGATTGATGGTTTTGAAATTATTAATCATGGTGTTAATAAACTTCCACTAACTGAAGAGACTGTTGTCAATGCTATAGCAAATGGTAAAGCTGGCATGGAAACTGCAGGATTACAAGGAGCAGATGTGCTGTTTGCTTATCCTAAAGGAACTTCTATTGAAACCAAAGAGCTTGCAAAAACAGCAGTAGATTTTGCAGTGGGATATGATTCAGGAGTTATAGACACTGATAGCTACGATTCTAATAATCTGACTGTTATTAATCTGCCTGCTGCTGACATAGCTGAAGTAGATACAATGATTGAAGAAGCACTGCTTAATAACTATTGGTGTATTATTAGAATGGACACTTCTGAAGAAAGTTTTAGTCAGGAACAGCTGAAGCATGTAATAGATAAAATAGCGGATGCGCCTAATGCAGTGGTTAAACCTGTTAAAGATGCACAGGGATTAGCTCAGAATACACTTAATAATAGACTTGCTGCTGTAAATGACAAGTTAGATGCATTAACAGAAAGAGTCAGTCACTTAGAAGTTATTCTGGATTCAGTAAACTCTATCAGGTATGGTAAAAAAGAAGATGGTCTTCCTACTAATCCATCTGAAGGTGACATTTATATTATGTATTAGGAGGTAAACAATGGGTTGGACATATACTTCTACAATACGAGGAGTTAAATATACAACAGGTACAGCATTTGTACCTAATGGACATATTCCTTGTTACCCTAGCTGTGATTCAAATACTCAAGTAGCTGCATTGATAGGAACATGTTATTACTATGGCGAGTTTCGTGAGTCCTATTCAATACATCCATATTGTATTACTCAACGCAGACCTTATCTGCCAGATTATTTTATAGACGGCAGTATGTTTCCGGCACTGGTTACCTATGTTAGCTATAGTGCTAATGGTGGTACAGGCGCACCTGGACGTACACAGAAAGTATGGGGTACTGTAACAACATTATCTAATGTATCTCCTACACGTACAGGATACACCTTCTTAGGATGGAACATGTCTTCTACTGCAACCAGTCCTACATATTATCCTGGTTCGCGTTGGGGTGGAGATGGTAATATAACAATGTATGCAGTGTGGAAAATTAATACATACACCGTATCGTACAATGCTAATGGAGGTTCTGTAGGAACAACTTCACAGACATACAATTATGGTAGTGGGTTGTCAGCACCTACCCCTACCCGTACGGGGTATACATTTGCAGGGTGGTTTACGGCTGCCAGTGGTGGCTCCCAAGTATCTAATGGTACAGCTATTACTTCAGCACGTACCTTATATGCACATTGGACAATTAAATCTTTTACTTTAACTATTAACCCAAACGGCGGTATGTGGAACGGAAGTACCTCTACACAGTCTAAAGTAGGAAATTACAACACTACTATAGCTGTGCCTAATCCTACACGGACAGGATACACTTTCGCAGGCTGGACATTCAGCGGTGGTGGAAAACTAAGTGGAACTACCTACACAGTAGGACTGAGTAATGGAAATTTAGTTGCACAGTGGACTACGAACCAGTACATTGTTACATACAATGCCAGTGCTAATGGAGGCAGCCCCTCTACAGCTGTAGGTAAAAATTATAACAATACTTTAGGAACTCTTCCTACTGCAGAACGTCCCTACTATAAGTTTCTTGGTTGGTTCACTGCTGCCAGTGGTGGAACAAAAATAACATCTTCGTATGTAGTTACAAACAATGTTACATTCTATGCACAATTTGAATTGGAGGCTACTCTAGCTTTAGCCACACAGGGTATTTTTAACCCAGCTATGCCTTACATTAAGGTATCAATGGGAATTACTTATGTTTATACAAACAATAAATGGCAACAAGGCATAGGAGGATTATAATGGACAGCTGTTGTATGGAGCACGAAAAGATGTTAATTAAATTAGAGCAAAATAATGTAGCTATGGAGCGTAGGGTTGCGGTACTAGAAGAAACTACAGAAAGCATACACTCTATGTCAGTATCTATAGCTGTCATATGTGAGCAACTTCAAACGCAAACTAAGGGAATATCTAACATAGGAGTACAGATAGAAGACCTAAATAATAGAGTAGATAGTATTGAACTTGACCCTGCAAAAGCGTATAATGCAATTAAGAAACATGTTGTATCTGTTATTGTAGATGCGGTGATAGCTTTAGCTATGAGCGGTATAGTCTGGGCTATCCTACAAGTTAATATGTAAAGGAGGCTATATGAAAAATTGGTGGAAAGCTGCAGGTGTACGTGCAGTGAAAACAATGGCACAGGCAGGTGTAGGAGCAATAGGCTCTTCAGCTGTTATTTCTCAAGTTGATTGGCGGATAGTAGTATCCACTGCAGTGGTTGCAGGAGTTATTTCATTGCTTACCAGCTTAGCAGGATTACCTGAAGTAAAGGAGTGATTAAATGAAAATAGGACTTAGAGGTGGGCACTCACCTAATTGTAAAGGTGCCATGGGTATTTTAGATGAACAGGCAGAAGTGAGAAAGATTTACGCTTCACTCGTACCTATGCTACAGGCAGCAGGACATACCATTATTGATTGTAACTCTAATGCCAACAATGTTGACAGAGAGTTAAATGAAGGAACCAATAAAGCAAACAGCAATGGATGTGATGCTTATATAACAATACATATGAATGCTGCTGGCAATGCAACTGCAAATGGTACTGAAGTATATTTGTACAATACTGCAAATCTTATGATGAACCAGATAGCAGGAAGCATCTGCAACAAGTTTGCTCAACAAGGTTTTCCTAACCGTGGTGTGAAGTTCAGAACAGACTTTCATGACCTCAATGCTTCAGCTATGCCTGCCATGATAGTAGAAACATTGTTCTGTACAGGCAGCGATGATGTAGCACGATATAATAAACTGAAAACAGCAGGTATCGCTAAGCTAATTGCTGAAGGAATTACAGGTAAGGATGTAGTTAACACAGCACCAGCACCATCACCAACACCAACACCAACACCCTCTAACACAGCTCCTAAGATAGTATCTAGGATACGTACATTACACCACGGTGCTCTTTCAGCTGGGAAAGTAGGTGAAGCTAATGATGCTATTGTAGCTATTCAGCTTGGAGTTACTCAGGGAAGTATTAAGTATAGAGTGCATGCTGTAGGTGTGGGTTGGTTCCCTGCTGTAACAGGTGCTGATTGGCATGACCCCAATAATGGTTATGCAGGAGATAACAGTCACAGCATAGATGCCATTCAGGTGTACTACAACACGGACATCAAAAAAGCAGGCAGGTACTATTCTGCAATATACAAGGTTAAACCTTTTAATTCAGACTCATATCTTCCGGCTATTGAAGATACCAACTGGGAAGATGTAGACGGAAATAACACTGCAGGAATCTTTGGTGTTCCGTTTACTCAGTTCCATATTGCATTACAATAAGGAGGTGTAAGTATTGGCTTTAACTAATCAAAACCAATCCCTCAATGATATATTAAATACTCTTAAAAGTATGCAGAATGTGTCTAATGGATATACTCAGCCTGCATATACCAGTGTAGTTAATCCTTCCATAAGAAGTGCTGATGCATTAAACTCACAGCTTGGTACTGATTTTACTTATGACCGAGATGAGATATATAACATCTATAAGGATGCTACACAAGCAGCTTATGCTACTGATTTAGCAGGAAAACAAGATGCACAGCGTGGATATTATGCTAACATGGCTAAAGCGCAGGATACTGCGGTTGATACTATGAGGCAGCAGTATGGCTCTGCAATAGCCTCAGGAGCCTCCAAAGGGATGCAGGCAGCAAATACATTGTCTGCTATCTTAGGAACGACACAGCAGTCTGCTGAGCAGGCTACACAGCTTGCTGCTGATAGACAAGCACTAGGCGCACAGTATGGTGCTAAGGTTAAACAGGATGCTAAAGACTCTTTGTCTTACGCTAATGACATGGCTAACACTATTGCAGGTTTGTCACATCAGTTTTATAATGATGACATCCAAAGAAAGACTGCAGAGCTGTCATACAATCAGGGTATCAACACAGACAACGCAGGTTATCAAGCTAACAAATATACTGCAGATGCTAATCTTGCAAGTAACCTTGCCAACGCAGGAGCAGGAGTATATAATAACAATCAATCAGCTATAGCATCTATTCAAGCAGCAATTGAACAAGCAAAGGCTACTAAGTATGCAGCTGATAAAGGGCAAAATCAGAATCAAAATATTAAATACTCTGGTGGATACAACGTAGGATAAGGAGAATGTATGAGTATTTTAAGCTGGATTAATAACTTATTTAAAAAACAGAACAACTCAAAAAACAGCGGTGGAAGTAAAAAATCCACCGCTTCTTCAAATAAAAGTAATATAGTATACAATAACTATAATCCTACTAAAGTATACACTCCTCAGAATAAACCTAACTTAAAACCTGTTAATGCACCACTTAGTTCTAAACAGATTGCTAGTAATCAACAGTACAATCAACAACAGATTCAAAGTCCAGGCATTGCTGCTAAACCAATAGGGCAGTCTGTTAGTGTAACTCCTGTGGCTCCAGCTCAAGCAGCTCCTGTGCCTAAGGCTAAACTACAGGACACACCTAACAGCTTACTTAAAGGCAAGACCAACGTTACGCAGCCTAAACTGATTCAAGATACAGATTTGACACAGACTACAGGTAACCCTTTTATTATGCAGAACCTTGTGGGTACTCCACAAGCTGCTAAAGCTATAGATAAAGTAAAAGAATTTCATGCTAAAGTTGAAAAGAAAAAACTTGTAGATGATAATGATATGTTCTCTATGGAATATAGGCAGCAGGTACAGAAAGAGTATGATAAAGCCCAAAAGGATTCTCAGTATGCTGTTCAGTCAGCATATACTAAACCTAACACGTTGGATGATTTAAAGTTATCAGCTAATGAAAAGAAAGATGTTACTACCATTACTTCAGAACAGCTGGATGATATTCAGAGAGCACAGGAGAATGGAAGATTACAAGTAGTATATTTAAGAAATGATAAGAATTATGTATGCACTACTAAGACAGGGTGGGGAGCTGAAGAAATATCTTCTCACTATCTCAATGGAATTAAGGATACAGATGAGATAGTTTTATTTGATTCCGTAACTAATAGATTCTATAGGTATGATACCAACTCTAAGAAGTCTCAGCAAACACAAGACTATATGAATGCAGTTGCTTATGAGCAGCAGCATCTGTATGACCAGTTAGAAAACAAGTCATACAATTCATTGAAAGAAGCACAGAGCTATGCAGACCAACTCAATGAGTTGGCTGATATTATTGAGGCTGGCACAGCTACACAAGCAGAGTATGATAAGTTTAATGAAGCATACGCACAGTACAATAATCTTACCAACACTAAAGAATACACAGCTTTAGCAGCTAATTATAATGCTACCTTTACTAAACTTCAAAAGTTACAAGGACAGTATGATTCAGCTAAGGCTGAATTTCAAAAGTATGGGCTGAGTGATATAGTTATGAACAGAGACTGGAAGAATGCTATGCATGCCAATGTTGATAAAGTAAACAAAGCACGTGCAGAGTATGAAGAAATGAGGCAGTATTACTCAGACCCTAAGGATGATAAACAGATGAACTCTGCTTCTGATGCTATCCGTAAGTTTGTAGGAGCTACTTCTTTTAATGATACACATGAGTTTAGACCTTTAGTAGACCTTGAAGTTAAAGATATTAAAACTCTTGGTAAAGATTTAGTAGCACAGTTCAAACAAACTTGGGTAAAGCCTATTAGTTTTTTAATCAACCACTGGGATACAGATGACAAATTAGTTTTAGCAGACTACAATAAAAGAATGGAACAGTACCGTTTAGCTAATCCTAAGATGTCAGCTAAGCAATTAGAAAAAGAGTTTGGCACCAGAGCTAATCTTGATGCACGCTTGTCTCAACAATTTAAAGTTATTAAGCAAGCAGGAGGTATGCTTCTCACTAATACGCTGACTAATCTGGGTGAGACTTTTGATATGTTTAATGTCTTAAAGCCTGGTATGGTAGCCAGTCAGATATATGGTAAAGAAGATTTAATAAACGAGGCAGGATTGCAGAAGTATTATGAACAGGCACTTAATGCTCCTGATGAAATACTCAAACAGCAGCTTGCTCCTATAGATAATACACTATCAGAAGAAGAGAAAGAAAATAAAGCCAGAGCTGATGTCATGGCTAATGTAATGACTAAAGCATATTGGGGTGCATATGATTCAGCCACTCCTCAGTTTGAATATGAAATGTTATGGTTAGATGAAGACGAAGGATTCATATCTTTTGCTGCACAGATGGCATTAGATTTATTTCTTGACCCCTCGTTCTATGTAGGCTTAGCTCCATTAAAAATGTCTAAAGCAGGTTCTATGATAGATGATGTGTCAGACCGTATGACGGATATCGTAAAGCGTACAGACTTTGGTGATGAGTTATCTGAACGTGAAATTAAACGTGCAGCCAAGCATGCAGTTAATGATGCTATACTGCAGGATATGCCTATTGAGGATACGATAAATAAAAACTTAGCTAAACAGTTGATGAACGCAGCTCAATCAGGTGGTAAGATGAAATACATTATGAAAGATTTACCTGACACTGAGTGGGTTAGTGTGCTTAAAAATAGAGCAGATGACGTACACTTGTTTATGTCTCGTATGTCTGAGCTTGGAGATTCTCAAGCAGCTGCAGCTAAGGCTATTCGTAGTAAACAAGTAGGAACTGCTATCAACGCTGTGTTGGCTACTGGTAATGATACTGCTAAAGCTCTTGGTGATTCTTATAAGATGATAGGCAAGATGACACACATTAAAAAATCCCTGGATTTTATTGATGAGATTGCTTTCAACATGATACTTCCTGTTAAACCTGTACAGAAGATAGCGCAAGGAATTAAATATATTATTCAGGCTGACCCAGAGATGATGAACACAGCTAACTACCTAAGCACTATGGTAGGCAGACTTAAAGCCAAGCTAGGTGAGAAGCCTGCATCTGTGGTTAATATGGATGAGGCTATGAAAACAGTAGAGCGTGAGGTACACACGCTTACTTCAGCTGAACTACTCAGCCGTAATGTTGGAGATGAATTACTTGGCACAGCACATAAAGCCATTATCAATGATACTATTGATACAGAGCTTGATGAGATATATTATAGTCTGTTCAGTAATCCGTCTATAACAGACCTTACAAAAAAGTTTAATGCTATTAGCCCTGACATTAATAACCTTCAGGATTATTTTAATATGCTTAAACAACCTATAGGACGAACAAATAAAAAACTATACAGTGTTCTTGATAATAGTAACATCACTAAGTTACGCAGAATACAGAGACAGTATAACAAGTATCAGACTACAAGTGTAGTTCGTAAAGTGGATGAAATCATAAAGCCTTTACAAGAATGGAACTCTATGCTCAACACTTACAAACAAAGTCTTAGAGAAACTGTACAATATAACGGAGACATAGCAGGAAAGTATGATGCTCTTGTTAAATCATTTGATAATGCAAGAAGTTTATATATTGAAGGAACTTCAAAAATAACTAAAGACCAGCTTAATGATGTAATCATGAATGCACAGCAAGCTATCACTAAAGCTACAGATAATCTACCTACGTCTGTTGTTGACTTGGACAATGTACTTAAACCTATTGAAGAAGCTCAGGCTGTGTTTAAAGCATATACTTCAGATATACGTGACTCTATTGCAAGCAGTGCTCAGTACAAAGTTAATAAAGAAGTAGAGCTTAAATATTTTAACACACATCCTGCTATCCCTGCTAACCAGCAAGCAACTACTAATGAAGTTGTGCAAGGATTTAAGAAAGCATTTAAGGATAAGTATGATATAGATTTAACTAAACAACAATTGTCAGATGTATTTTATAAAAATGTTAAAGACCTTCCAGCTGACGTAGACTTGTCAAAAGAACTGAGAGTGTATACAGGTATGCTTACTAAATCTAATAGAGCTATTGAGTATGCTTCTAACACAGATTTAAATAATGTAGTAGATGCATTCCTATCAAATAACTCTCCTTATACTCATCTTGTAGATACTTTAGACTACACTATAGCTAAACCTTACAGTAATATTTTATCTGAAGCTGCTACATTTAAAGCTACCAGCAACATCTTTAAAGATGTATCTCTTTCAGACATTAAACCTATATACACCAGTGGTATTGTTGATGCACTATCAGGGGAACAGCACTATGTAAACAGCATCTTTAAGAACATGGACGTGTGGGATGCTACTTCTGTTAATAGAGGAGTGGACAGTATAACTAATCATATCATTCAGACTGCTGCTTCTTATACCGCACACACTACTGAGGTGGATGTTAAACAATTTGCTCAGCTCAAGAATGGTGTGAGACGTAACATGAACAGCCTGAATACAGAACGTAATGTGCAGGCTCTTCAGGATGTCCTTGATGCTACAAAAAGTGCTAAAACCTACCTGGCAGAAGAATCTAATAAATACTATGATGTGTTGTACTCTATCTCTAAAACTAATGATTACGGTGACCCTTATATGATTACTTTAAAGTATGGGGATACCACAGTTACTTTAAAGAATAAGGATATTATATATAACCCACTGCCAGATTATCCTACTGCTAACCATGGTATGAGTGCAGCTGCAGCTCAGGCAGAGTTTGCTGCATTAAACATACAGAACGGGCTGCACAAGCTGGACTTTGACAGAGCTGTTTCTGATACACTGGGTAAGATTAAACAAGCAGCTACTGAATCAGAGGACGGTGCTAAATCTATCCGATTCATAGGATACAACAACGGTATCATGGGAACAAACCAAGACAGAGCACTGAATAAGTATATCAGAGAAAATGCTATATCAGTGCACAACGATATGACTGTTGATGTAGCTGATTTTATACGTGTTAATAAAGGCATTCCTGTGTATGATACAGTAACTAAAGATACTTTGAAAGACATCATAGCACGTAATGTAGACCTTGCACAGCAATACAATACACAAGAATTACTTACTACCTTTGACGGCACTTTGTTTTCCAGTGCCCATAATTTAAACATGGACATTAATGTACACCAGTTTAAGGATAGTACGGGTGTGGTTTATCCTGATAACTTTATTGAAGCAGCCAGTAACATGCTCAGCAATCTTGATGATGCAACGCGTGCGCTCAACAATAAAACTAGTGGAATGGCTAAAGGATTTGAAGATGTCCTTGTCAGAGAGAAAGTATTACTTGATATAGTAAAAGAATATAAACCTGAGTCAGACTTAGTAGGTATAGATGTACCGAGTCTTTTACGAGATGCTATGAAACTTGAGAACAAGAATATAACTTTTAATGTAGAGAAACTTATAGATGGCAAGCTGAATGAATATCTATTTGACCAGCCTTCACTTCAGAAGTATCTAAAGGTTGACACAGCTAAACATATACGACAGCTTAAAAGTTTTTCTGATGAGCTGTACAATACTATTAAACGTATTAGACAGCCTGAACTGATTAATAGTATTGACACACCTACCTATAAAAATCTTCAGATGATAATGCTAAGCGAAGCTAAAGCATCCCAGTTAGCAGAACTTGATGAAACGATTAAGTTGCTTGACAGACTCAATACTAAAAACTCTGAGGTAATGTATGCTGGTACGCTCTGGTTGTTTAATAAACTCAAGCGTGTAGATGAAACAAATACTTTTATATACTTTATATCAAATGCTGTAAGTAAAAGTGATGAACTTGACAGTTTGTTTAAGCTCGTTAACAATGCTGATGGATTAATATTTAATACAAAGACAGCTTCATTTACATTAAATGACAGGACGTACTACAGTAAGCTGTTTGGTACAGCTGATAATATGTCACTTCGTTTAGATGATGTCAACACTTTTAAAGAATATATCAGCACTGCCAACAGTCTAACAAGTTATGTTGCTATGCAAGACTCTCTGGATAATGCAGGCAATATAATATCAGCTGCTGACAGCATAGCCAACCAAAGATTCAAGGATATCATTCAGCCTTACCTTGACTTTCTTAATAATACAGTAGGTATTAATGTTACTCAGCCTAGCACAATGACAATGGACACCTTGAAAGATACATATGATAGAGCCAGCAGGATTCAAAAAGTTAAATCAGGTATGACAGACATGGCACAAGCGCATAGACATGCAGCTATGCAAACTGTATTCAACCTGTCTGATGAAGACTTTTTTGTATACCTTGTACGTGACTGTAAAAATACTTTGTACATAGACTTGAACAGTACTATGATGAAGAATAAAGAATTACGCAGCACTGTATTAAATAGGCTTGAGTCATTAAAAGAATCACCTATGTTTACTATCAAGTATGCAGATGATAACATAAAAGTATATCATGACCTTAGCAATCTGAACAATAAAAATGCTGATAGATTTTATCAAAGTCTAAAAGACTACCATGTAGATTATTCAGGTATGCATGATAATCTCACTAACTGGACACAATATATGAGTGATTTACATGCAGCTTCTACTGACACAGCTGGTCCTATAGATATAGTCAAGGGACCTTATAATACTATGTACCGTAAACTATCTGAGAGCTTGCCAGAGAACTGGGCTATATCTACATTCAACGTTAACACACAGGACACAGCTAAAGGATTACAAGAGTTGTTTCCTGAAAGCTCACGATTAAATCTTGATGACTTAAATGCTTATGGATTCTTTGATGACTCGTTCACATGCTCAGTGTGGGCTGACCCAGATAAAATCATAGCAGATAATCTTATTCAATATTACACACCTGACCTCATTAAAAGTATGGGTAATGGTATGTACCAAGTACGTAATAATTTAGAGGCAGTTAAAAATAAATTTGCCTTGTATAATAATAACACACAGAGTCTGAAGTACCTGGTGGACAGCACAGGAATTAAGTTTAAAGACTACAAAGACTTAAACAGACAGCTTAATTATAATGGTCTGGTTCTCAGTAAAGGCATTGTTAAAGATAACGGCATGTACAAAGTGAAGAAAGTACAGATAAAAGATTCCATAGATTTTAAACGTGCAATGAATGATACTTCAGTAATCTTTATGCCTAATGATGTGTACTCTGAAATGGTACAGTTCAGTAAAGGACACAACCTTACAGTTAAATATAATGTTATGGATGCCAACTCTCTTAGAATGCATGAGGCATTTAAGTGGTGGAATCAGAAGATTCGTTCAGCACGTATGACTATGTATCTATTTAGTAATCCTGCTACAGGTATACGTAACTATATAGACTCTCCTATGAAAGGATATCTAACTACAGGGGACCCTGAGTTCTTTAAGTACATGATTAATGCACCTGAGCTGCTCAATAAATATGAAGATGTTTATGCTAAAGCAGTAGGATATTACAACACAGGCTCTATAGACAGCATCATTAAATTATTTAAAGAACATCCTGATGAGACAGTAGGACTTACGCTAGACCAAGTAAGACTCATAATGGCACACCGTACTTCAGCTTCTGCTGGTGGTATGTTATCCAGTTTAATGGGGCTTAAAGTACAGGGTAACTTTAATAAACTACAAGAGTTGTTAAAGAACTATGGTGTATCAGATGAAACTATACATAAAGCTATGAGGGTGTACCAAGAGCAGTACAACAAAGAGGCACACAAGATATCTAAAAGTACAGTAGCATCTAAAGCTCTTGTTCATGATGCACTAAAGAAAGAAGGAATCACAGGAGAGGTACTTGATATATTGTCTGATGCATTCTATGGATATACTCCTACCTCAGCTACCTTTACAGACTGGGTAAGAAAGATACCAGGCATTATGTATTACTTAGGGCAGGCACCAAAGCCTGATGTTACTGATGTAGATAAACTAACTAAAGGTAAATCATTGATATCTAATTACATTACAATGAACTCTAATCTCTTCAGTGCTGCTGAGGATAATACCAGACTGGCACTGTTCATGTACTATGCAGATAGAGGATACTCACCATCTGCTGCCAATAAAAAGATAATACAGTCTCAGTTTGATTACTCAGCCAGACCTGCATGGATGGATAAGCTGGAGATAGCAGCACCATTCAGTACATTTAAAATGTACAACGCAGCATACTGGATGACTGAAGCACCACAACATTTTAATGTCATCAGGCAGATGACTAAGCTCACACGAAACACAGGTGTTGGGTATGACACTGAAGAGATAATGAATCTTGTCAGAGGTATTATTATCAGAGATAAACTTGCTAGTGGTGAAATAGCTATGAACAGCATTGGAGATGTAGATGCTGAAGAGAGCACAGATGGTATCTGGTCTTCTTTAGCACAGACTATCATGGGAGAGGAAGGAGTTATTGCTACCTATGAAGGACAGCCTGGAATGTATGCTGAGTTAGCTGGTGGTATTCCTTTAGGCAGGCATCATGTACTTAAAGTAGGCAACACTTTTGTTGAAGGATTTGCTTTGATGAATGACCTGTTACTAGCTATACCTCAGCTGGTCCATGGTGAAGTCCCTGACATAATTAAAGACAGTGTGTATTCTCCTATACAAACTGTATTAGGTTTATTTAAAACCATGGTTACTTCTAACTTTAACCCAGAAGCAATAAAGAAATGGGTAACAGCTAACTACTATGATGTAATGGACTTCATACCATTCTTAGGTGCCTTAGCTAATCTGGCTGTAAACCATATGAAGAATGGTAGGGTTAATATGCAAGACCTCTTTGCTATTGCTATAAATCCTGAGTTAACCAAGGAATACTTGAATACTATTACAGAGCAGTTCTTTGATATCACTGGCACAATACTACCAGGATTAATAGGTACAATATATAACAAGTCTTTTTATGATAGACCTATAGGCACGGACTGGTATGCACAGTCAGATAACTATAAGGCTACACACCGTTATGTATTTGGTGTCAGCTATATACCTACATTCTTCAGCAAAGACCCACGAACTTATGTAGACTATTCTGCTATGTTCATGCGTATGGGATACACCGCAGAAGAAGCAAGAGCTATTATCTCAGCTCTGGCTGGTAATGATATGAACAACGCTCCTGACAATTGGTGGTATAATCCAGATACATTTGACATGCTGCTTCAGCATATGCTTGACCGAGGATACTCCATGACAGAGGCACTACATGTGATGATGAATAAAGACCTGTGGAATGGAGATGACTTGTGGTTAGTGAATCAGGAGAAACAGCTAAATGATTCCGTGTTCTTTACTATATACGACAGACTGCCTGACTATGTTAAATACACTGACGGTCAGTTCACTGAGCTTAGAAAGTATTATAGAAGTCAGGGATTAAATGAAGCACAGATATGGGCTAAGTTATTATATGAAAACGGTTTCATAGATGTGTTTGGTAACTATAAGCAACTTGCACCTGAAACTGTAACATCCATTCAGGACCGCCTAGCAGCCTCATACAGTGAGTTTTATACAGGACTGCCAGAATGGTTTAGGTACGAAGACGGAGCTGCTACAAGGACAGTTAAAGACCTTATAAAGCGTATGGGCTTTTCTACACAGCAGGCAAGAAATTATATTCTTGACCATAACTATTACGTAGACATACACGGACAGCCTCATTATTTATCTGATGAAGAATCAGCAGTATTGACTGCTAAGAACAAAGAAGATTTTTATACCTACTATGGAAATCTACCAGACTTCATGAAGTATGAGAAAGGTGCGTATGGTAGGACTCTTAGCTTCTTAGTTAACATCAAAGGTATCACTGAAGCAGAAGCTAAACAGATGATGGTCAACGGAGCATACCTAACCTTAGACGGAATTTTAATAGACTGTAGAGGACTTAAACGTACTAGACAGTACAATCAATATGCATCCAACAGATATAAAAAATGGAAACATTGGTACACCAGACGTAGATATGTTAAACGTAAACCCAGACCTAGAAGGCATTATATGCGTAGAGCACGTATCAATCATCAGTACAATCGCAAGCCTTACAACCAAAGATGGAATAGTTCTAAAACTTACTCTCTTGTAAATGTATTGCATGGCAGAAACTTTGGCAGCAGGAATGCATATAAGGTTACTCTGGGATACAACACAGTATCTTCAGCACTCAGTACCAAAGGAAACTATCCTGCAAGCTGGAGAAATATTAGAAATGCATATAGAAAAAATATGTATAGAGACATGTATGCCAAGTACGGTGCAAGTAGAATGGCTATGCGTAGTAATGCATGGCATAGTTATAGCAATGCATCTATTACTAGACTAAGACGTGGTGAAATATATGCAGATAGAAAATATAAAAACAGGAGAACCTTTTAAGGTTCTCCTCTCTTTTCTTTAATGTCTTCCCATATCTCTATGCTTATACTAACAAGCTGTTCAATTGCAAAGTCATCTCTCCATATCCTGAATACTTTAAACTCCCAGTCTTTCTCAAACAAGACAGCCAGATATCCGAACGGTGCATTATTACACATAAGCATCTGATGCTGTAGCTGTGTGTAGTAATACACAGGGATGCCATACAGTTCAGCTTCTTGTGTTATGTGGTCTTGTAAGTTAGCTCCTGCACATTTCAGTTCCCTGCCACCCATAATAGAATCAATAGATTTTTCAGGGGACCAATACTTTAGAGCATACCTTGATGCAAACTTAGCTTCAACAGGTATGATTGTATTCCCCATTGTAACTAATCCATCGAAGTCTACTGTCAGATGTTCATACACCGTGTGTCTATACATAGCATCAGGTTTATAACAGTCCAGCTTTGAGAACTGTTCAAACTTTTTTAATATAAGAGGTTCTAAGTCAGAGCCTTTGCGCACACTTTCTTTTTGTCCTATCACTTTATCTTCAGATGTTACTTGCATGGTTCGTTTATCTTTAACAAGGTCCGGCAGTTTCTTCCAAGGATTCACACCCAACAGTATAGAACTGTCAGATGCACCGAATCCGTTCTTTCTCATAAGTATAAATGAATCATTATCATTTTGTGCTAAATCATAAGCATTATCACACACAGTATATAGCTTTAGTTCATTAGCTATTACCTCATCTTTGTATCTTTTCGACATATACCGTATCCTCTCTTTGTGTTATTTTTATATCGTACCCTGCTTTTCTTATATACCTTCTCAGTGCTTGTGCAAATGCAGTAGAGTTAGGATAGTCGTTTATAAACGCAAGGGTTCTTACTTTTGCAGCACTTTCATTGAAGTTTTTTAACCAATTTAAGTAATACTCTTTCTTCTTTTCTTTTTCAGATTTAGGTGCTATACTTGACGTAGCTCCTGGTTTAATCTTTTCATCTGTATTATCAAACTTGTAACAGTAAACTGCATGTCTGATAGCATCTTGCTCATGTGTGAACAGTGGAACACGCTTACCAGGAGTGAACCAATTAAATCCTTTTGGTCCCTGCTCACAATAAATATATCCCAGGTGTTCTAGTATCTCATTATTAAACCTTGTCTTAGCTGCTGTAGCTAGTCTGATAGTTAACACAATTCCTGTGTACCATGCATACCATTTTAACAGTCCTATCAACTGAGCTGTTTCAAGGTGTGAGTTTATATGGTTCTGTACTTTAGTAGCGTAGACCACATAGTCCTCAAGGCTGATGATGATATCATTTTTATAACGTTCTTTACATTCATCCAGCCACTGAAGATGTGCGTGGAAATATTTTTCTTGTGAATCATAATTAACTGCTTTAATAAATCCTGTATAAATTATTTTGTTTTTCTTGCTGTCCATTACTGCAAGTCCTGTTGTTCCTTTGCCTTCATCAAATGTTCCTGACGGGTCTATGCCTAGTATATATCTCATATAGTTCCTCCTTATTATTTACTTCTTGTTTTTCTGCCCAGTTTGTAAAAGTTACTTCCATGTCAGATACAATAGGAACATATGTGTCGTTCCATTCTTCCATAATCTTTTTAATATCAAAGAATATATCAGGGCTATCACTCTTGTGCCACTTTAATTGTATCTCATCATGTATCTGCATCATTAATTCTGATTTACAGTTATGCTTTTTTAAATACTGGTCTACTTTTATTATTTTTGTCTTGAGCAGGTATGCCCCTGTACCCTGCACTAACATATTAATTAAGTTATGTCCTGATGCATTGTAGTAGCGTGTACCAAACATATTGCTGAGGTAAGGTTGTTGATTAGCCATGGTGTAGCAGTAGTTATGATACTCCTTTACACCTGGGAATGCTTTATAGTATGCTTCATCAATTCTTTTAATTTGTTCATCATCATATTCAGGAAACATTTCTTTTATCTTCCCATACTGCGCTCCATAATTCTTAGCAAAGTTTACACGCTTACCTACATACCTGAGGTGTTTATACTCAGGGTCTTCTTCAGTAATATCAAATGCTTCTTTGGTTGTTGCACCGTGTACATCCAAGGGTGTCCATTGTTTCTCAGGCTCTTCATCATAAAACCATTCCCAATCATATGCATGTTCTATATGTCTGTGGTTAGTATAGTCAAAGCTAATGTCTTTAGTGTGGCATTTATATGGCATATACGCTCTACACAAGTTTGTGTCTGGATGTCCTATTAATATAGTATAGAATGCCTGAAGCCTTAGCTCTACCTGACTATAGTCAAGATAAACAATACCTATGAAGTCTTTGTCCTTAGCTAATACCATTTTGCGCGGTTGAAATATTTCTTCACCGTCCAGTGTAGTGATACCGTCCTTAGGAAATTGCTGAAAGTCTGAAGTAACTCTGCCTGATACAGTGCCTACCTGATTAATGGTAGTGTACAGTTTGCCGTCTTCTTCTTTATAATTTTTTAAGAACCGCATAATGTAAGTGCTGTACCATTTTTCTAATGTTCTTAGTTCCTGCAACGTTTCAATAAATTCTACTGCATCAACATTATTCCCAGCGTGTTTTAAGTCTGAACATATTTTTCCCAATTCATCTGCATTGGTAGTTGTTACTTCAGTTAAACCAAACCGTTGTTGTAGCAGCTGAAGAATTAGTTTAGACTGAGAACATTTAAGTGGTTCTCCTGCTATGCGCTCTAAGTCCTGTCGTCTTATTAATATATAGTCATGCAGCTTTTCTTTTGCAGCTTTGAGATAAGGATAATCAATCTTAAATCCAACACGTTCCATACGCACTAAAGGGTATATGTTATTGTCTTCTATTTCCTGTGCTTCTTTATTCTTCCTGATGTGTATTACTTCAGCTGTTAGTAACCATGTCTCTAATGTCCATACGATATCATAGTGTCCATAGTATTTAACATTGGCTCTATTTAATTTATGATATGGAATATCATCTGAGGTACATGCTGAAGTAATGTGCTGTAGGTACAGTGGTAAATTGTCATGCCACCTTTGGTATCCACTGCGCTGTGGTTCAGGCAAGTCTTGCCAGGTGTTCATCTTATCATTGAAGAACTCATCAATCTTTTTCTTAGTCCAATGCAGTTCCTGCTTTAACTGTTTGTTTAACTTTGTAGAAATTTCTTTTCGTTCTTCTTGTAACTTGTTGTCCATGTCTTTAGCAGACGGAGAAATGAACTGTTTAGCAAACTTCTTTAAACCTAAGGGTGTTCCACCTTTTCTTTCAGGTATGGCATCTGCTGCCAGTCTGATGTATATCATGGTGTCTGATATATTGTTTACCGTATAGGGTATCCCTATATTAATCAGCATGTTTAAATCAAACTTCACATTATGTCCTAGATATATAGGAGTCCGAGCTGCCATGATGTTCCACATTGTTATAGTTCTACGTGCTAGTTCTTCCTGAACCTCAAGGTCTACGGTATAGGTATACCCTTGTAGTTGTTTAGTTACCCATCCAAACTGAAACAAGAAGGGCTTATCATAAATATGATGAAGCCCTGTTGTCTCAGTATCAAATGCTGCAGCTATAATGTCCTTATTATCTTTATTAAATTGTTCCATCATTTCATATAAGGTGGACTCATCTATAATATCTAGATGAGTCCATGTAGTTTTAAGCATTTGTTTCACCTACCCTTACTAAATTTGCGTGTCTATTAATCTTTGCCATTCCTAATCTAAATCTTTCAGTAGGAATAATATCATTACCTGTCATAGTCAACATGCTGCTACGTACTAACTTATTTATATTAAGATTATAGATATCTTGTGTCATGCCAGCTGCAGCCATAAGTATTGCTCTGGTTGGACTGGCTTCTTGTTCTAAAGTTATTAGCAGCTGAGGAACATGCACATACATTTCTTGTAATACAGCTATACCTCCCTCGTCTATCTCAGAATACTTACGTTCATTATCTACATACTCTTTTAGTCTGAACGTAGGGTTATCATAAAGCTCAAGGAACGTACTGATTGCATAGTCCACATGTTCTTTAGTGACTATGATATTTTCATAAGTCTCATCAGTAGACACTACATACCCAGCTATGGCTATGCTAAGCCTAGCTAGTTTCTTCCATGCTTCTGTTCCAAAGATTTTTATATGGCAGTCATATTTTTTATTTAATATGTTTGCTTGTTCTAATATATATCTGCCTACATCTTTAGAAATAATTACTTGTTCTGCTGTTCTGCTCCACACCCACCTCACTCTTGTCTGGTATACTTCATCAGGTAAAGGTTCTTCAGGTTCCCAGTATGGGTCTATCTGAGCGTTGCCTTTATCACTCAGCACGCATAACAAATCATATCTTGCTATGTCTTCTGCTGTTGGCACCAGTTCTGTGATGACGGCTATACCATTTGGATAGCTTGCTATGGATTTAATAGTTCCTGTGAATGATTTAACATTGCTTAGGGTTATCATACGCACCATAGCAGGTAAAGATAATGTGCCAGATACTCTGGTAATGCGCACCTCATTACTGCTTCGTATATCTGTAAGCTCTGCAGTAAGGTTAGTGTTACACTTACCGAACTCTTCAAAGATTATTAAACCTTTGTGGTTCTGAGGAATGATGCCTGCTTTTGTTTGAAAAGAACCACTGGATGTTTTATTACTGCCACCTATTAATCCTGGTACAGTTGCTGAGTTACCTGCTAAAGAGGTAAACGCACCCAGTTGATATGTTTTCCGTAATGCTTCTGCTGTGCTTGACTTACCTACTCTTGATTCTCCTACAATAAAAGTATCTAAGTATCCACGTACTTTTTTAAAATGTCCTAAATCAAATGCAAGTACAGTGTGGTAAGATAAGTCTATCACTTTTATCAAGGTATCGTTACCGTTATACCCCAACATTCCTTTAACTTTTTGTACAAGCTGGTCTACTTTTTCAGCTACAGTTCCTTCAATACTACGGAAGACATCTAAGTTTGTCTTTACATCGTCAGTTATTCTGAAGTTACTTACACTATCATTGGCTGGTACTGCATTGAGTATTATCATAGTGAGCTGCTGTCCTTTATAGGGGTGTGGTACTAGCTTATAGGTACACGTATATTTCTTACCTGACTCAAGTCTAGTCCCCACACAGTAGGCAGTATACTCCATTGGCATTACGTCAGTGTTCATTGATTCAAACATATCAGTTACACACGCTTTATACACAACCTCTTTAGCTGTTTTATTTATACGTACATACTTTTCACCTTGAGGTATATGTAATAACGTTTTAATATTTTTATTTATGTCTGTCTCTTTAAACCCTCCGTCTATCATGTGAAGTACATCTTGGATAGTATTCTCAGCAAGATACCAGTCTTTTATTTCTCCTTGGTACATAGTGTCTTTACCGTCACCTACTATCTTTAGTTTCTCACCTGTGATTGTAGTCGGTGTAAGGTACTGTGCATCATTTACTGCCACTATTTGTACATTACTACGTATGACTTTTCCTATATATTGTGGTGCAGTTGCCTGTGCTAAAGACACAAGAGGAATATTTACATTGTTTACTTTTTCTTCAGGTGTAAATAAAGAAGTTTGATTCATCATTCGGACCAGCTGTTCTTTGGTTCCACTATATTTATTCCAATAATCTGTCATGTCTTCTTTATCCTCAACACACACTGAATGAAAAGCAGTACATACTTTAACATCTGCAGTATACTCCATAAGATATGATGCAAGCCTAACTGCACCGCTCCTACCTGCATCATCATTATCATACAGAATCACCACATGTCTATTTTTGAAAGGCAGTGGGCTGTAAGGTAAACAGTTCTCACCACCTGTAATAGTAAATGCTTGAAAGCCATGGCTGCGTGTAACAGCCATATCTTTCTCTCCTGCGCACAAGAGTATAGTTTTATTTATAGGAATTTTTTCTATACCTTGTGGTAGTATTGCTCCAGCAATAGCACCTTGTCTGCTTTTTATTTTAGGCCTGCCACCAGGACAATAGCTACGAATATCTATAAGCTTATTATATAGGAACACTGGGAATTGTAACAGATTATCTTCTCCTGCTACATGCAGCTCAGCTAACACTTCATCGCTAATGTTAAAAGAATGAGCCAATTCTCTTGCACTATCTTTTAATGAAGTACAGTCATCCCATTCCTGTATGTCCTCTTGGTTATTAAATACTCTGACCAGTCTGGCTGCATTGCCATAAGTACATTGCAATACCTTGGTGATGAATACTACTTCAGAGTATCCTTGGTTACACACTTTACAATGAAATAACCTACGTCTTGTATTAATGTGTGCTGAAGGATTACTCTCTGTATATGCTACACCATTATCAGTATGATGAGGAAAAGGACAGCAGACAGCTACCTCTTCTTCATCTGTGTCTGTATCAAAGTATCGTTCAAAGAACCCCATTTAATATTCTGGAGAATCTTCAACTGGCTCATCAATAAAAGGAACTTCTTCACTTGTCACAGTATCAGGGACTGCTGCCACGTCAGACATATACTCTGAAGGATGAAGTAATCTGTAGATTTCTTCAAATTCACCAGCTTGATAGTAGGCTTCATTGCTAAACAAATCTACCTGTGCTCTCGGTCTTTCGTCTTTATCATCCAGTGCTACATCCACAACGATTGTCTTATTCTGTACCAGTTTAGCAATGTCTTTTAATTCCATTGTTCCTTGCAGTGGAATGTTACACGCTCTAAGGAATCTTCCAATCTTATACTGAACAACCTGACTGTCGGATTCACTTATAATATCATACAATGTTCCACCTGACTCACCATTATGTTTTGTTAATGAATACTTTACGTTTAGATATGGTGGTTTCTTCGTATCCTTTCCTTGTTTCATTCTTGCCTCTTCAATTTTAGCAAGATACAATCCTGGATTGGGTGTACCAAACGGATTGGATTGGGGTAGTGCATCAAAATTAATAGCCATACTTTAATCTCCTTTTCTTTTTATGCCAGTAGAGTGCCTAGTAAAGTCTGAAGTACATCTAATGGTAACTCAATTAACTTAGTATCTTTATGTCCCTGTTGTTCTTTGAGTAACGGGAACATTGTTTTCTTACTTATATCACTGTCCAGAATACCTGAGATAGTATTAATATAATCCTGTCTCTGTTTCTCCATGAGTTCTTCAGGGTCTGCTCCTTCATTTAGATAGGACACCAAAGAGTCTATGATATCAGGAGTGAACTGATAGTTCTGGTTTCTTTTAAATATAGTGTACCTAGTCTTAATTACTTTAGCAATGGGAGCGGTTCCATCAGGTGCTCCTGCACGCATCATATGAAGCACTAAGTCAGGCTCATACTTCAAGTCAGGCATCATCATTTCCTGTTCACCTAAAGAGTTTAGTCCTTCTCCTGGTACGATATCAAACTTTTCTTTTACACGTACAGTAGATATCACATGTACTCTTGCATCTCTTATACATGCATAGATAGCCTGCTTCTCAGTTTTAACTTCATTAGTGCCCCACGCAGTATAGTTATTCAGCTTGTTGTTGCTAAGCTGTACCTGTGTTACTAAGTCAAGGACACCTCCTTCTTGATGCCACATGTGTGTGAGACTGTCATTAATAACTACTTCAGCTCCTACATCAATCGCATTACTCTTGCAAAGAAGATAGTTCTGAGGAGAATACCCATACGTGGGCAGCAAATCAATCTTCTTAAAGTGGTCACACTTTATTCCTGTGCTCATTTGTGTACCATCAAATAAGTCCAAGGACTTATTCTCTGTATCGGTTGCACATATCTTAGTCCAGTCTTTGCCTGCCAGTCCATAGGCTAATAACAATGCCAGCCCTGACTTACCACTTCCTGACAACCCCTCAATTAAAATGCTTGCTTTAGCTTGTTGTCTTTTTGCTTCTCTTGGTTTTAATACTTGTTCTAAACTTTCATTCATCTACTTATTCCTTTCTTATATAGTCTTTATAATCATTGATAACAGCAGCATTATCTGCGTTTGTTTCAACCAGTTTATATAACTGTTCGTCATATGTGCCAGCCATCATCACATGGATTATCTCTTTAGGCTTATCTCTTTCTGGTGTTGTGGATACCATTCTATCTTTTGCTTGTAGGTAATCTGCTACAGGCGGATAAGTGTCTAAGAAGATACTAACATCAGCTTTATCAAGAGTCAATCCCTCTCTTGCTGCCTGTGTCTGTAACAGCAGTATATTAATATCTCCTTCTTGAAATGCTACTACAATATCTTGTCGTTTCTTTTGGGATACATCCCCAGATATGGTAGCTGTTGGAAGTTTATGTTTGTCTAAAATATTTTTTAAATAGGTTAAAAATTTTTTAGAGTTAGAAAATACTAACGTACTTTGATTAGGATAATCTTTTAAATACTGCAGCAACCATTCTGTTTTAGGACTACTGCCTTTTATATCCAGTATCTCTGGTGCTGTTAATATTTGCCGTACACGTATTAGATTATCAAGAATTGTTTTAGTACATATATGTTTGTATTCAAAATATTTCATTAAATTATTTACAGCTGTTACCTGCAGTTTAGTAGGGTTTAGACGAATGACCGTAGGTTCTTCTATATCCTTAGCCCACTGCATTACTTCTTTTCTTTTATGCTGTATACAATTTATATCAAGATTCATGCTGAGTAGTTTATCAGCACCTTGTTTGAATTTTGCTGGTTGTGCGTGCGGTTCACCATGCACCCACAGTACATCCTGCTCAAAGTATTCATCAATAAATTTCCAATAGCTAGAATACATCTTAGGAAATAACCAGTTCAATACAGCCCATACATCCCAGGGTTTATTAAAAGCAGGTGTGCCTGTGAGTGCTACTTTAAACTTACAATTACGCAGCTTACGCAGGTTAGTAAAGGTTAGAGATTGTCTGTTTTTAATGCGGTGCGCTTCATCAAGTATCACTGCTTCAGGTCGCCACTTTTGTAAAGCCTGAAAGAAACCCTGCTTACCTTTAGTCCCTCTTATCTTTTCATAGTTAGTTATATATATGCTGGTGTCAGGCTTGCTGAATGTGGTAGTCTTAGCTACAGTGCTTGAGAGTTCTGTCCACTTTAACAGCTCAGCCTGCCACATATAACACAAAGAAGCAGGGCATACAATAAGTACCCTGCTAAAGTTTAATTCTTTTAGTGCCTTACATACAGGTGGTGTCTTGCCTGTACGCTGTTCACTGAAGTTTCCTATGCTGTTGTGTGATAAATAATATTTTAAATCCTCTTCTTGGTATGGTCTAAGGGTCAACATTCATCTGTCTCCTATCAAATATATCCACAGTCTCAGCTACAGCTTGTGGTGATTCAGCTTCTCTTGTATTGAGAGGAACATAAGAGTAAACTATTATGTTTCCTATTTTATCTGAATCATTGTTTTTAGTTTTTTCCAAGGCACTGATAAGCTGTGCAGTGCCTACTGATTTATCATTAGAGTTTACTTTAGCTATCAGCTTACGCTGTTGTGCTTCTTTGTATAGGTTCAACTCTCTGTCTAATTGGTCTTTTACTTGTGGTTCAGATAAAAAATTTAACCACATGTCTATAGTTTCAATAGGAGTTTCTTTTGCTAAGTCATAAGCTGACATCTGTATTCTTTTTTCAGGGTCTAGGTTATTCCATTCATCTTGACATGCTATTAAATTCTCATTATTAAAATTAATCTGCATTGTCTACAACACTCCTTTCCAAAGCTCTTGCTGCTTTCATCACTGCACACATAACTTTTATTTCTTCAGCAGTGTGTGTAGGCAGTAGGTCTACATGCACGTGTGCGTTATTCCGCGCTGTTTGATATCCTATTTGCATTAGCTTTGCTATCTTTTTTATAGTGTATCCTTTTCTTTTATAATAGAACACTTGTTCTGCAATGGATGGTCTGTGTCTGGAATCATTATCTAACACTTCTATTATCAATGTACTGAGTAGCTTCTGTGGTTGTCTTGATAACCCATATAGGGCAGTGCTGATGTAATATAAATCAGCCTGACACAAACAGTTCTCTGAGCAGTTAGAAATAAATATCCAGAAATCTATTTCTGTTAATCTCTGTTCCATTATTTTTCCTTTCATACTACTATCAACTCTGATGAGTTAATTTCTCGGCTGTGTGGTCCCGATGACTCATTAATCCCTGTTTTGTTGATTTGTACCAGCAGGGATTAATGTGTTATCTGGGACCTGCAGCCTGAGAATGGGACTCATCTGTCTTTTACTTTGTTCTTTGTTTAAGCATAACCTAAACATGTTGAATGACAACAAATGATTTTTTTCTAGTATGAATAATATTTTGGCGCTTTACACACAACTGTATAATATATAATTAATCTGATTATATATATATTAATGCTAATCTTATTCTTGTTTAAGCCTGACTTAAACAGATTAACAAATGTTAATCAACTTCTTTTGCTTGTGTGTATAATATATTTTATTGTATCTCTATTGCTTTTACTTTGTCAAGATAAGGTTTAAAGTAATCAGGTTCTATATAATAACAATAACCTAATTCCCCCAGTAGTCTGTACTGTTCTTCTTTTGTTTGTACTTCAGGTTTAGTTAGGAAGTTATGGACTGCATGAGTCATATTCTTTTTATGTTTGTGCCCTACTGTTATATCATGTTCTGCATTATACATAAGTCCTAGGTTCCAGTTACGTCCTGCGCACTGTCCATACCTTGTCTTGGTTCCATTTAAAGCACACCCAACAGCACTCAGTTCTTCTCTTACTTTGTTCTGTACTGCTACTATATCTATTGTCTTTCTACTAGAAATCAACATGTCATCTGCATACCTAGTATAGATTAAGTCGTGTTGTTTACAGTATGAATAGATATTATAGTCCACTTCCAACAGCATAAGATTAGCTAAGTAAGGAGAAGTTGGTGCGCCTTGTGTTAATGGATTTGAAGGTAGGTCCCCACTTCTTGTGCACATTCTTATTATCTCTTGTATATATAATAATCCTAAAACATTAAATGGATAAATATTTAACAAGGTCTTTGCTAAAGTAATACTTGTACAAGATGGGAAAAAGTTTTTTATATCTAATTTACAAAACCAATTGGATTCATTCTTTTGGTGGCACATCAGTGCTGTCTTGCAGTTCCTTCTTTTAGTAAATCCATGTACTGCATTATGTGGCAGGCACTTCAAATCCTTTGTAAAGATTTTAAGAAGTCTGCGCTGAATATCTTTTAGTTCATCACACGGTGCACAGATAGTTCTATATCCTCCACTTGCTTTTGGTATAGTAAACTCATGATACATGGTGTGGTTATCATCTACAGCAAGGTGGTACGCAGAACACAACTCACTATACTCTTGATACAATACAGTAAGCTTAGCGATAATTTTATTTTTTTTAAATGCCTGTCTTGATAAGGCATCTGGGTTTTCTGCAAGGATTACTTTAGTAATTATTTTATTGTTGTGTATCTCATACTGTCTATTAATCTCTGCTTCAGACATACCTATATACCCTTTTGGTTTTGAATAATATGATACGTAATACATAACATTCTCCCTTCTGTTACAGATGCCTTTGATTATAAGTCAAAAGTGTCCAGTGAAAACATGTTCATATCAATCAGTACTAGCTTCTTTGGTACTTGTCCTTGCAAGTATCGTACAAAGTTTGCAATGCCTGCGGATACAATCATCTTGACTGTATAGATAACACTCAGCTCATATCCGCATGCTGACTTAGGGGTAGCTGCAACAGCTTCATCATGTGTGAAGTCCATACTATCCAACATAGCTTTAACAGATAGTTTGTTATGTGTGTCTGCAAAGTAACACTGCGCATCTGTCAGCCTCATCCTGAAGTCTGTGATAGCTGTGCAGTTAGGGTTATATTGATTAGCTTTTACTATTTCCCTACGTAAATCAATGTTGTCTACACACATAATAATGATACCATTAAGAATATATGGTGCTTTCAATCCTTCTTCATATGTTCTAATACAGTTTTTAAGTTCAGGATTGATTGCTACCATTTCTGCCTTACAACATTCTACTTTAGGTAGTCCTATGTCTCCTTCATAGAACATCTGATTGGTTATGTTATGTGCCTCTACTGTATCAAAGTCATACAGATTTACTTTAGTAAACCCTAAGCGTGCAAGCTGCTCGCATACATGGGAACCTATAGCTCCACAGCCTACTACATTTATAGTTTGTCGTACTTCACTTGCATCAAAGAACTCTAATAGTTTTGCTTTATTCATTAATACATCCTCCCTGGTCCGTAAAATTCATCCCACCACATTTTATCTTCTCTTGTTTCTAGTTCTTCTTTAGTTTCTTTCATTGCTTTTTCTCCTGGTGATAAGCGTTTGTTATTCTTTACAGGCTTAGTATTCTTCTTGTTGTTATATGAATATGTCTTCTTAGTTACATGTTCTTTTATTTGTGCAGCTGCCCACGTAGCTTCAGGATTAACTTTATTTTCATAAATAATATCTTCATCCTCATATATAATGTTGTTCTCTACATCATAGATGGTCATCCAGTTATCATCACGCTTGTTGAAGATACCAAAGATATAAAAATCTTCCAGGTTCTGAAGCATGTCTGACTGATAGCTTGTGTCTGTGCCTGAAGGATTAGTGTTCATGTTTACGTGGCTGTGTCCATGAAATCTGAGATGATTAAATGTATCATCTTCCAGTCCAGCCAGCCACATGGCATACTCTGTTTCATCCGGTGTGACTGTAGTACCTGTAACCTCTTGAGGGAATACAAAAATATCATCAATGTAAAATATATTATTTTCTTTCTCATCTCTGTGTGCTGTGCCATGCCACCCCACTTCATCTGAACATAAATTAACCAGCATTTTTATTTTATTAGCTGCCTGCTCTGAATAGATAAGTGCTGCTTTCTTTGTATTCTTTGGTACAGGAATTAAATACTGTACATCTATCTTACCATTAGCAGCTTTACCTTTCTTTAAATCCTCTCTGATTGTAGCTATTAATGCATTAATCTGCCTGTTCGTTGGATGTATCATCTTCATCTTGTTCCCTCCTGTTATATAATTCTTCAATAGTTATACGTTCACCTGTTTTATTTACCTCAATGCAGGGGATTTGATTTATTGTATTACTTCTATCTGCAAAGGTACGTATAAAAAAATCTTCCATCACAATACCGTCACTGAAATTAATTCCTGCTATGGCTGCAAATATTTGTGCTAAAGCTACAGGATAATCTGATTCTGTTAATGCTTTTATAATAGCAGGTTTATTATCTCCCCAACAATTATAATATTTGTGATGAGGGTTATCTATTCCTGTACGTTTTGAAAGCTTCATATAACCATCAGCATCATTATTAACTAAACCGTCACGTTCTATATATCGTATATCACTATCATATGTCTCTACACTTATACATACTGCTTCTTCAAACCAAAGTGAATGAGTACGTTCTTCAAAGACCTTAGTAATCATATAATCTACCGCGGCATTAGGATGATTGCTAATGTAGCTTGGTCCGTGTGTTCTAAGTGTTTTAAAAATATCCTCACTCCAGTACAATAGTTTTGTTGTATAAACTATATATAAACGCTCACGCACCAATCGGATAAAAGGTATCTGTGCTCTATTAGCACGTATAAAATCAGCAAGTGCTAAGTCTTCTGTATTTATAGAGCATCCAATATATCTATTACGTGCACTTTGTAATGCATTAACTGCATTACTGTATTGATTTTCTAAAACAGCTATCTGCTGTCTGTATCTTTCTATCTGTGCATTTATTTTACTTAGAGCTACTTCTTTAACTTGTTTATCTAATTTGCTTACAATTTCTTCAAACAGTGTAGTATTAATATCACCTAACACACTCACACATTTTGCATTTAGCATCTCCAAATAAGCACCATAACGGTCACTGCCTAGAGCTTCGGATATATCTTTGACCCATGTTTCGTCTTCAATATTTTCTAATGCGTCATATAATATAGCTCCTGATAATCTAAACCACACCTGCGCGTCTATCCTATTTGTAAATAAAATGTATTCTACTTTTTCGTTGCTTTTAATTTTAGATAATAGATGTACTCTGTGGTAAGGACTAAGCACAAGATAGGTACGTGTGCCTTCTACTTCAGTATAGCCTTCTGTTTCTTTATAATAATTTAATAACGCATCTCCAAGGTTGCGGTTATTTATAGTGTTGATAACAATAATACTTGTATTAGCGTTATAATTTATCATACCATGCACAATATTTTTTTCTCGTTGTACACGTGTTTCGTCAGCTGTAACTCCTTTGCTGACTGCATAAGCAATAAACTGTATAGTATTAAAGATTTCTTTTAAACTTTCATCCAATGTTGGCATTTTCATCCATAAAAATGCTTGTATAATTACACGTAACGAAGGTATTTTAGTGCTGCGGTAGAAATTAGATGTACTTGTGTTTCTAAATTCACGCTCCATTCTACTTATATATTGGTTATCCATTTTTATTCCTCCTATATTATTTAATCAGCATGTTAGCTATTACTAAAGACATCACTCCCAACCATATAGATGCAGCAACTATCCATAGTTTTATTATAAATCTTATTACTTGTCTTTTCATTTTGTACTCCCTTCAAAATAAAAGATGGACTGTACCCAACACAGATAAGTATAAGTCTGTGCTGAATACAGCCCACCTTTCGGCAGGCATTTAATTAAAGGACTGCTGAGTCAGCTTTAACTACTGCAATCAGAGTAGCTGAAGTGTTGTCCTGTACACCTAACTCTTCAAGAGAGTTATCAATATCTACACCTGGTATTAAAGTACCATTGAGATGTAGTGCTGCACCTGCTGTGCTTACTTCTTGTTCCTCAAGAACATCTGCAAGGATAGTCTCTGGCTCTACTACTACTGTACTTCTTTTCGTGTTTGTTCCAATTGTAAGTCTAATCATTTTTGTTTTCTCCTTTTCTTCTTTAAAACTTTGTTGAGGTATGTGATAGTTGATATCTCAGCCCAACTTAGGTCAGGCTGAGAGATAATAACTTGAGGATTATTCCTCATCAAACAGAGAGTTGATAGTTTCAATCTCAGCTGCTGCCTGAGCTGTAACGATATCGTTGTACTTCCGTGCTGTAACAAGAGATTTGCCGTAAATCTTCTTTACAGTATCTTTTGTTTCATCTGCTGGGAGTACCATGACGACTGCAGCACAGCCGTTTACATATGTGTTACAAACCAAGCCGAACTCACCGATAGCTGCGTTACCGTCTTTACTGGTGAAGAACTTATAAAGCTCATTACCTTTGTCATCTTTTGCTACCAGCTGTGTTACTCCTGCCTCAGCCACCTCCTTTGTGATGTCTGTTACTACCTGCAGTACCTTTGTTTCTTCGTCGAAAGTTACTTTCATTTTTGTTTCCTCCTTAGGATTTTTTTTATTTTGTTTACTTAGTTACTTGGACACCCACGTCCGTCAAGTACCTATGTATATATACTAACATAAGCACTTCACTCAGGCAATACCTGTGCGATAAGCGCAACAAATCGAATCACTGGGAGATTGTGTTCAACTTAGGTATTGACTGAATGAAATACTTATTACTTTAATAAGGACATAATAATCCTCGGTGAGCTAACTCGCCTTACTCCTAGTTGGAGTAAAGCGAATTGCTGACTGACTTCTCACATGCACTGAACGGAAGTATAACAGCTTCCATTTCCTGGTCATGAATATCTTGCATAGTAGGGACATCATGTTGTTTGCACCATTTTTCTGAGGTATATGTTTGGAGCATGTCCAACAATGAGACAGTATACACTGTCTTCCTGCGTGTGTAATCGTAGTCAAACGATGCTCCCTTATAGGTAGTATGGCATGGCTTGTCCACATATGTCATAGATTGTGGAAACTCTTTAACCCATGTTCTGATAAATTCTTTCAGCGTGCCTTTACGGTAATGCTGAAGTAGCTCAGGATACTCTGGGCTGAATATAATATCCAAACATGCGTTGATATCTTCCTGTTCTTCTTTCTTCTGAAAGTAATCACTAATTGCCTGTGTATACTTATTCAATTGATTGAAATATATCAGTTCTTCACCGTTGAGATACAACGGCTTATTCTTATACAGCGCAAATTTACAGGCTTTAATTATCTGGGTGGTTACCCTGTATGTGTCCAGCTGAATGGATGTTATCACGTTCAGCCTAATGGCTGTGTATAATAAGTCTATCCAGTCGGACACGTTTTCAATCGTGCCCTTATCTGTGGTTACGCTGTTATTGCTCTTATTAAATATATCAAATTTAATCTTCATATGTTCTCCCTCCACATGAATCATATTATCATAGTCCTAGTGCTTCTGCTTCATCCCAGTTCTTTGGTTTATAGAACTGGAAATTATTTAACCTATCCTCATACACGGTCACCCATGTATTGAGGCTCTGTTCTTTCAACATTGTGAACAACTCCTGTACTGTCTCGGCATTGTCCATAATATTGGGATATGCGGTGGCTACTTGCTGTGCAATGGCATCAATGGTCATCTGTGCACCACTTGTAACCTCACCATTGATAATGACTTCATTGTTATTCAGCCATACTTTGTACGGCTTGTCATTGATGCTAAGGGTTATTATAGCCTTGTCCTCCAACTCTTGGTATCTTCTAAAAATAGCTGTGTACTCTCCTTTTGGAAGTATTGGTGATACCTTATTTAATTTTAAGTTCATCATTTTTCTTTCTCCTCTGCTTGAAAATAGACAGCCCATTAACTGAACTGTCTATAGTTGTTTAGTGTTAAATATCTACCTACGAGTGAGTTAACTGCCTCACCCCAGGTACTGAATACCTTATTTTTGTTGAATGCACATTGTTTTATAAATCTTTTTAAGAATTTTAATTGATTACTGTTGTAGATTACATGAATGATATCTTCGTCTAGTTTTCCTATCCTGTTACATCTGAACTCTACTGTGTTCATGTGTTTATTAAAGGTATAATCTAACACCTCTACTTCATCTCCGTACATTATACGTTCCTCCTTAGCTTGTCCACATGTTTTTTAAATTGTCAAGGTTCATTTAACAGAGGTTCGTAAATGAAATATCGGAACGGAAACAATGCAGCAATATGCACAAGCTACGTAGTTGGTTGGCATATTGGCTCGTTGTTGGAGTGTAGAGATTTCATATACTCTGTTGTTTAAATGAATCTTGTCAATTTAAAATGTGGACATGCTGAGGTATATGATGCACGTGTCGGAGATATTAACTTATTCAGCCTTACATAAGCTAGGGACCTAAAAAATATTTAGGGTATCTAAAAGATTTTAGGTGTTAATAATTTAACAAAAAGTATGAAAACCTATACATATACTAGACGGCAACCACGAGGGTGTGTCTCTGACTTTTTTTAGCTCTGATGGTACAAGGTATGTATATTATTGGAAACTATACATCTGTTGTACCACCAGCTGGCTTTGTGTCTTAAAGTTATTCAATATGTGTCTAATATATGTATATTATTATTATTATATTATATTATTATATTATTGTATATACAATTATTTTTAATAGAAATAGGGAATGTATAGTCTAGGTAGTGTATAGTATATATATATAAATGATGATAAAATTATATGAAACCGGTTCCATAAATACCAAAAAAAATAAGTGAGAGAGGGGTAAAAAATTTCGAGTCTAGTATATGTATATATATACAGAGTTGTGTAAAAAATTAAGAAAACTAAGAAACCAACCAAAAACAGTAAAAGCTATACATAGCTTATACCTACTAAGTTAGTATGTTTAATAGGTGTCTAGGATGTGTATAGCCTATACATATACTATACACTATTCCTTTACTGGGGTGAAGTGAAAAGTTTAACAATGTTTATTTGTACAACATATGTATAGGTACTCTGCACTAAGGAAGGTTACGACCCCTAGGGGGTGGGTTTAAAAATAGTATAATATGTATATATGTATATAATATAATATGCCCCTGCTAGGATTATTCTTTTCCTTTATTTTGGATTACTAGTAATCCCCCTATATTTAGTTCATAAATAAATAATTCTCCATATGTTTATCTTATAAATAAATAAATAATCCATATTTACTATTGACATTATCTACCATCTATAGTATAATAGATGTATAGTAAAGGAGGTACAATATGAAACCAACAATAACAATTACAGAAGGCTCAATCAAGGCTACATCAACTATAACCTACAGCAAGTTCCTACAGATAATGTGCAACGGTATGGTGGCTGCCATAAGGACGTACCAAGCGCAGTGCAAGGAGAACCCTGAAGCATTTAACAACGCAGCCTTTGATGCCACCAACAAAGTGTTCAGTGCAGTGCTGGAAGAATGTTTCCCAGATATCTTACTCAGACCTGACCTGACCGAAGAAGCAATACTGCAGCAGGAGAATATACTCTTGAAAAGAAAAGCCAGTAAGCAAGCAGAGCAAGCAGAGCAAGCAGAGCAAGCCAAAGCAAAGGAGGTACAGCCTAATGCCACACATGATGAATCCTAATCCGACTATCCCACCTGTGTGGAAACATCACCCTGACCTACCTTGCTTCGTCAGTGACACAGGGTTGGTAGCATCTGAACAACAGTACCTGTTAGCAGTTAACTACCGCATGGATAAAGAGCAGCGTGAAACCTACACCCTTGATACGCTCCCTGATGAACTACCTCAGCCGTTACCTTACCGACCTGTTAAAACCTGCAGCCCAGGATGCTTCAAGCAGAACAAAGGCTTGTGGACAGTAAGGATTCCACACACCACTCCGCAGAAGATAGCTTACATACACACTTTGGTCATGGATACCTTTGCTCCGACAGACAACAATAAAGATAAGCCTTACATAATTTTTCTTGACGGAGATAAGAACAACTGCACCTATAACAACCTTCAGCGCACTGACAGAGAGGGAATGATAGAGAACAAGAAAGCACACGGGCAGTACATCTCTCAGGCACCAATCACTCTGTACAAGGATGACTCTGAAGATGCACTTTCTTTCAGCTCCGTCTCGGAGGCAGCCCACTACCTGCACTGTTCTATCTCAGCTGTAGGGAAAGCCTACACAGGTGAGCGCAGCACAGTACAGGGCTGGAAGGTACGCATGAGTGATGCGCTGGCACTATCTTTAGACCGCGCTGCACCTGAGGGAGGAGCTGATTACTAATGAAAGACTTCAGCATATGTCCGCGCTGCCATGCCAGCACATGCAAAGATGGGCGGGAAACAGACGGATTATTAAATCCTGTCCTGATTTTAATAATTATGAACCATACCGGAAATGGATTGAAAAGGGGATGCCAGTTCCAGTACAAAACTGATATTTGGAGCTAAGAGATAATAAATAAAAAGTAAAATAACAATGCCATATTTTGTATCAGACCAACATCTTAAAAAATTAAATCCAAGAATTCCATGTAATTTTTTAACTAAAAATGGATACGAGGAAAATGAAACTAAAAGAGTTTGTTGTAGCTTAAGTATTGAAGGATGTCTTATAGGACTATCTAAAAATTTAAAAGGGAAAATATTAAATGTTTATGAAGTTTTAGATGATGATTTTATAACTCCTTCAATAAAACAAGTACCAGATAGTTTTATAACATATGAAATATGGTATTTACATGATGTTAAATTAAATTTTATAGGGAAAATAAAGATTAAAGATGTTTCTAATAGCTATAAATATAAATATGGAAATAAAATAGCTGAAACTTATTCATGGAACTATGGATGGATAAAATAGTAGTATTAAAACTTTAGAATCTAGGAGGAAAGCATGAGAAAGAGAAATAACTTTATAGCAAGGCTGATAAGAAAATGCGAGGATAGTATAATAGATGTATAGTAAAGGAGGTACAAAATGAAAGACTTCAGCATATGTCCGCGCTGCCATGCCAGCACTAAACCAGCCACAGCTATGAACGGTGGTGAATCAGAGTTCTGGCTGGAGTGTACTAAGTGCAATGCCTACATCAACACATACATACCTCAGCCCCACCAAAGCGCGGTGCATGAAGATGCTCACATGTACATAGGAAACTTTGGGGGATTTGGTTCTGGAAAAACTTTGACAAGCAGGGAAGAAGTATACAAACATGTGTTCCTCACACCTAACGCTAATGTATTGATTGCTGCCAACGTAGCTTCTCAGTACGAACAGACAATCATGCGTGACATGTTGAATGACCTGCCTGAAGTTTTTATAGAACACGTGAGTAACCAGAAGTCTTACTGGGATTTAATTAACGGTGCACGTATAATGTTCAGACCTCTGGATGACGTAGATAAGATTCGTTCTTACAACGTGACCATGTTTGTAATCATAGAAGCCAGTGAGGTAGATGAAGAAGCATTCTCCACTCTGAAGTCAAGGCTGAGAAACACAGCTGCCAGCGTACCCCGTTTCGATGATAACGGAAACGTAGTCATGCAGCAGCTGGATAACGGTATGCAGGTGCCTGAAATAAAAGAGCAGTGGCTGAAAGGTATTATAGAATCAAACCCTGATGCTGGGTGGATACGCAGAGAGCTGCTATACATCTCAGATAAAATTTATAAGCACGGTAATGTATTGGAAGACGTGGTGGTTGAAGAAAAAGATAAAGACCCTCACACTTCCTCACACATCACCAGCACTGACTCAAATGCTTTCCTGCCACCAGGGTTCATAGAACAGCTGACCGCCACTAAACCAGCATGGTGGGTAAGCAGATACATCAATGGTTCATTCAGCTATGCTGAAGGTCTGGTCTATCCTTCAGCTGTAAACAGAATAGTGCAGCCATTCAGACCGCCCAAAGAATGGAAAAGGATTGTAGCTGCTGACTACGGGCTGCATGATGACTTTGTTTATTTGTGCGGAGCTGTTGACGAGAAGAATGGAGTAGTATATATTTACAGAGAGGAACGAACAAACAACAAGAACATAGAAGAATTGTCTAAGATATTCTATGAAACCACTGAAGACATACCTGTAGGTGGGTATTACACTCAGCCCATACTTGACCCTAAGTCTGGAAGTCAAAGAGACTACAACAAGAAGACTCTCTATGACCACTTCATGGACTACGGTATAGCTTTTCAACCAGGGGCAATAAATAAAGATGCGCGTGTGTTCAGAGTTAATACTTATTTAGAATCAGCTAAGCTAAAGATAATGGCTTGCTGCGTAGGACTGCTGGAAGAGATTAAGGATTATAGGTTCCCTGCCAGAACTTCTACCACTAAGCGAGGCAGCTATTATGATAAGCCCTTGGACGGACATGACCATGGTATCTCAGCACTTGAATGGATTTGCATGGTGCTGCCAGCTGACCCGTCCAAGCTAATGTATGGCAGTTATGATGAATACGGCAGAGAGTTATCTAAACTTAAACGTAACACTACCTACGGTATTCCTCAGCTGCAAGATACGGAAACACAGAACAACAACGATAACATATTTTTATTTTAAGGAGGCTATTATGTATCAAGACTGTACACCAAACGAATTAAGACGAGTAGGTAAAAAGTTTAATAATGTTTCTTTACACAATACTCTGCATGAAGATATCACAGCAATGTGTGATGATGCAGCCAGGATGATTGAGACACAAGCTGAATTATACAAGAAAATAAAAGAACTGCAAGATGAAAAAGAAGAAGGACCAGACATGGTTCAGCAGCCACCGCACTACTGCGCCCGTGACATGGAGTGTATTGATGAAATCAAAATTGCTTTTGGACTTCAAGTGGCTTTTGATTTCTGCATAGCTAACGCATGGAAGTACAGGTACAGGGCAGGTCTGAAAGATGATGTTAGATTAGATAATGCTAAATCAGAGCAGTACATGCGTATGGCTGAAGAGATAAAGGAGGAGATGGGATGTTAGAAGCAGTATGTATTGTTTGCAGCACTATACTGATATGTGCAGTTCTGCTGACTACCAAAGGTATAACTATAAACACCAACCATCATACAGATGCGCCTGCACCAGACCACGCTATATACAAGCAATTATTTGAGCAGGCTAATGAAGAAACTGTAAAAGAGCAGCCTGACTTTAAAGAAGTGTTAGCAGCTTTAGATAAAACTTATGAGGAGGAATTAGATTATGGCAGCAGACCAAAAGAGTAACACACCTAGTTTACCAGAATGCACTTCAGTGTCTAAGTTAAACCAGCTATTTGATGTTGCCCGTAGTGAGTACACTCCTGCACATAAGCGTGCTTATAAACTTGATGCAGCTGACAAATCTAAACTGTGGGATGCAGTGGGTAAGAAGTTTCCAACATATCAGATTCTGCCTGACACCAATCAGGTGCACTACATAAAGTCTAATATACTTGCCAGTGTGTACTCAGTAGGTAAGGGAGCTAGTCTTATTCCTACTTCAGACCATGACAAGAATATTATTGAACAGTTGAATGTAGCGTTGGAGCATCTGTGGGATACTCTGGATGTAGCCAAGTACCAAATGCAGGCAGGAGAGCGCGCAGCTTTATTAAACCTTGGTATCACTCAGGTAGGTTGGGACAACAGCATTATAGTGGGAACAGCAGATAACCCCACATTCCATAAAGGGGATGTAGTTCTCAAGAATATAAACCCTATGAAGTTTATGCGTGACCCGTTTGCCACCAGCATTGATACTGCTCAGTATTGTGTAACATGGGATGATTACCATAAGACAGCTATCTTAGCTAACTCTAACTACAGTAAAAGGTTTAAAGAAATACTTACAGCTAAAGAAGCTGGTGTGTCTTCAGACAATACTGTGAATGTTCTCTCAGATAAATCTTCTCAGAGTGCAGCAGGTAAGAAAGACTACTTCAGAATATTCTGCTACTGGATTGCTGACGAGGGAAAGATACATGAAATACATTTACTGAATAACTCAGCAGTGCTTTACGTAAAGCAGGATATTAAGCCCAGTCAGTTTCCATTTGCTGAGCTGTACTGTAATGAACCAGCAGGAGACTTGTTTGGTACGTCAGAGTGCTCAGCAGTGTTTCAGAACTCTCTTGCGTATAATCTGATGCTTAGCATTATGTTGACTGCTGAATATAAGAACCAACGTCCTCCGAGATTTATTAATGCTCAGTCAGGACTCAACGTAGCTACATTTACTAAACACGGTAATGATGCTGACAGAACTTTTATAGTTAATGGGGATGCATCTAAAGCAGTACACTACCACCAGTTCCCTACACCCAGCCCTCAGACACTGAGCACTATGCAGCTGCTCATGCAAGATATTAAAAGTATGTCTGGTGTAGATGATAGGTACACAGGGAGAGACTCAGGTTCTATCCTCACTACAGGTGGTATTGAATCTATGCTTGACCAGGTGACTATGATTGATGCACCCAAGGTGGAGAACTATGAACGATACTGCAAAAAGCTGACACAGCTGATTGTGTATAACTATTTAGAGTATGCTACTTTATCAAGAGATTATCTTGTGCAGAGCGACAGCAATCCTAAGGCACATAAGCTGGTAACGGTTCCTTTCCCTGACATACCTGCCAACACAATCTTTGAATACTCTGTCAATATCTCTTCAGAACTTCCTAAGTCGAAGGCTAGGTTAGAAGCAGTAGCTAACCAACTCATGGAGAAGCAGATGCAGTATAAAGGTGCAGGTATTGAAGTTGACCTCATCACTCCTCAGGAGTGGTTAATGCTTCAGGACTTACCTAACAAGGAGTATATGCTGGAGCGTATGAATATTCAGCGCAGCCAGAACTGGACAGAGCTTGTAGCACAGGCAGTTACACAGTATGCGAACATGGTAAACAACGGAGTAGACCCTGAAGAAGCTATTGCAGCTACAGCAGATACAATGGCTCAGGGTAATGAACCTGGCAACGAGGATGCAGTAGCAGAACAGATGCAGATGCTAAGCGGAAATAATCCTCAGCCAATGTCAGATTTAAATTTGACAGATATGGTATAATCTGGTATTATAAATATGGATTAAGTATTCCTTTTAAACTTCTTTTTCTTCTTTCATGGTTATTGCGTTCTTTTATCTGCGCTTACTCTTTCCCAAGAGCTTGCAGGTAATTGAATAATGTACCTCCTTAAAATTGTGTAGTTAAACCGGGCGCAAAAAGATGCAACTATTCTGTTGCATCTTTTTGTTTTGCGTGATATACTATCCATAGATAGGTTCCGCTTACCTTTAAAAGTGTGTATATTATCTGTGACACCGCACAGATTGAGAAAGGAAACGGTAGATGATGAAAGACAAAGACAGAGATTTATCTTCTGTGATATTGCCTTACTCTGCTGCAGAAGAAGCAGGAGCAGCAGGAACAGCAGCAACGGACACAGGAGAAACCAGCACCGCAGATGCTTTAGATTCTTTACTGAACCAGTATGGACAAGAGGCTGAAACAGGAGAAGTTGAATCCGAAACGGAAACAGGAGAACAGACACAGCCTCAAACTGAAACAAAAACTCCTACACAGGAAGATAAGACAAATTATGCGTTCGGACAGATGCGCCAACAGATTAACAATCTTACAGGGATTCTTGGTAAAGTAGCTAAAGCAAATAATATTGAATACAACAACCTGGATGACCTTGTAAAGAAGATGAGTGATGATGCTATTGAAAAGATGGCTAAGTCACAGAACGTACCTGTAGAGCTATTGCAGAAGCTAGAACAGCTGGAGCAGAATCAATCCCAGTGGCAGAGACAAACAAGAGAACAGGCAGCATATGCAGGATTCCAAACGCTCACAGATAAGTATAGTTTGACAGAAGATGACTTGAAAGCCTTTGCAGTAGAATTGGATGCGGACGGTAAGAACCCGTTTGTGCAGGACATAAACCTGGAAAATGAATACAAGGTTAAACACTTTGATGACATCTTAAAGAAGCAGGTTGATAAAGCGGTTAAAGAAGTATTAGAAAAAAGCGGTGCAGCAGACCAGCACAGTACCACTCCAGCTAAACAGCAGGGCACTGGTGCAGGAGCAGGAACAGATAATAAGATTACCACAGTGGATGGTCTTACTCAGTTTTTAAAAGACTTTCCATCATAAAGAAAGGAAAGTGAGAACTTATGGCAATGGCATTAAACTCAACGACAGATATTAATGCAGTAGTAGGTTTTGTAAATAATCATGGTGCAGGTATGATTGCGCCTGAAATATTTTATAGCAAGCAGTTGCTGGATACTATTAGATTGGATGCAGACCAGTATACATATTACAGGTACGCAGATGAAATGCCTATTCAGGAGAAAGCTGACAAGCTGGTTATCCGCAGATGGGCACCTCTTCAGGCACATACAGTACCGTTGGTAGAGGGTGTTCCTCCGAAGTCTGATAAAGGCTCCGTAGAAAAATATGAGATACAGGCTGACCAGTACGGAAGGTACATGGAGTTTACTGATAAGGTTGACTTCAAAATGGTTGACCCAGTTGTAGCACACTACTCTCAGGAGTATTCCATTGTAGCTATTGAGACTCTGGATTTACTTGCAAAAGAAACACTGCTCACAGTATCTCAGAAGTTTTTCGCAGGCATGGCAGCTAATCAGGGAGCACTCAGACCATGGGCTAAACCCACGATTGCAGACTTGAGACTTATCTCTCTGTCTTTGAAGCGGTCTTTAGTTAAACCCAGAACCAGTGGAAAGTTTCCTGTAATTGTTTCTCCAGAGTTTGTCTATGATATGCTGGATGATGAGTATGTACAGAACTACATGAAGATTAATCAGACAACAGCACAGGTGTATGATAATGGTACACTGATTCCTTTGTTTGGTTTTGAGTTCTTTGAAGTTATGACATGTCCTACTACGGCAACATACAGAAAAGCTGACGGCAAGTATTACTTCATAGAGTATAAAGAGATTGCAGAAGCTGCAACTGTTACTGCAGGCTATACTAAGGATGTATCTCCTGACGGTGCAGCAATTGAATTTAAAGAAGTGGAAGTTACAGCAGCCAACGCTCTGGTAGCAGCTGGCTATGTAAAAGATACACGGACTGGATTTGATGCATCTTACATTCCAGAACATACTGACTATGATGCAGGAGCAGAGAACAAAGTAGCAGCAGGTTACAGTGTGCTGAAAGTACAGCATACTATGATTCTTGGTAAAGATGCTCTGGCACGCACAGGTCTGGCAGGTGAGGGCAATGCTAAGATGTATGTGAAGCCTCTGGGTTCTACAGGAGTTCTTGACCCAATTGACCAGAGACAATCTATTGGATTTAAAATCAATAGCGTAGGCTTTGGTTCTGTGAGGACAGAAGCAGTTGTTGATTATATTAACGTACCTACGCAGTTAAATGTGTAAGGAGGATATATGGCAGCAAGAACCAATAAAACCAATACAGCAGAGGTTACCAAGAATCTTACTTCAGAAGTAACCCTGCTGGAGAATAAAAGAACTATTGTAGCAAAACGATATCAAGATGAGCCTAAGGTTAAAGTACAAGGCTCTCCTATGTATAAACCTTTTTTCGGTAACAACATGCCTATCATTGTAAACGGTATTGCTATCTATGTTCCGTTAGATGGACAGCAGTATGAGATACCAGAAACCTACGCAGCTATATTTCAGGACCGTATCGCACGAATTGATACGCTTGAGCGTAGAAGAAAAAGTATGGCAGATGTTCAGAACAACTCTGAAAGTTATGCAGGAGAAAGAGAACTTATCAAGAAGGTCTAAATATTACATAATGACAAGCCCACCAATGCGTGGGCTTTTGTCATATAAGGAAGGAGATACTATGACATTTATAGAAATGCAAAAGTTAATGAATGTACAGCTGGCAGGTGAAACACTTACATTTAGAGAAATGATTCCTTATTTTGATTATGTCATTGATGACATTAATAATGAGTTGAATGCTACTTATCCTACTTTTTCAGAACTTCTTAGTTCAGCTCCTGATGCTGACAGCTATGCATTTTTTCCTGATATATATCTTAGAAAGGTAGTAATTGCTGGGGCAGCCTGGAACTACTATACTGTAGATGAAGAAGGACTTCAAACAGCTATGCAGTATCAATCAGACTATACTAAAAATAAGTTTTACATGGTAAGGGATATGTTGTATAATATACCTGAAGAGTTTCAAGCAGACAGTGAACGAGGGTTTATAGAAGGACATCCTCGTAATGATACAGTAGGGTATAGAGGAATAGAAGTAGATTTAGACTACTAGGAGGGAGCTTATGGCAAGATATTGGAGTCAGGGATATAGACAAAAACCATGTCCTGCATCAGATGAAAGTGATAATAAACAAGGCATCACAGAAGAAGATAGAGCTAAGTGGAATAACAAACAGGATGCTTTAGAGTTTGATGAGGAACCTACCGAAGATTCTTTTAATCCCGTGTTTAGTCATGGCATATTAAAAGCATTGAAGGATTTAAAAGATGCAGTGGTTACAGGATATCAGACATTCTATGATGCAGCTGTAGAAGCATTAACCGCTGATGTAGCCGAATCTTTAGAAACCGCACAAGATGCAAAGCAGTATGCAATAGATACCTCAGATACTATTAACACTGCATTTGAGACAGGTGCTTTAATAGGACCTCAGGGACCACAGGGAACACAAGGCATACAAGGAATCAAAGGAGATGTGGGACCTCAAGGCATACAAGGTATTAAAGGTGAGAAAGGAGATATCGGACCAGAAGGTGCAGAAGGAGCAACAGGTGCACCTTTTCAAATTATTAAAATATATGATTCTATAGTTACTATGAATGCAGGGTACGCTACAGATGGAGTACTGCCAGGGCAGTTTGTTATTATAGAAACAGGGAATATTGAAGATGAAGATAATTCTAAACTGTATGTTAAAGGTGTAACTTCTTATGAGTTTATAACTGACTTATCTGGTTCTCAAGGTATACAAGGACCGCAGGGCATCCGAGGTATACAAGGCATAAAAGGAGACACAGGACCACAAGGTGAGCAGGGTATACAAGGACCCCAAGGACCACAAGGTATGCAAGGAGAACCAGGGGGTGCTAACCAGTATGCTTATGTTCGTTATGCAATGGACGAGACAGGACTGGGGATGACGGATAAACCTAGCTTGTGGGACAGTGGTGGGGGAAACTTGCTGATAAATAGCAAGCCAACTGATTTAAGCGGAGGATGGACAGCATCTAATGAATCCATTCATGAGCTTGTTTCGTCTGGTGATTTCTCTTCGCTGCCAGCCGGGGCAGACAAATGCATTAAAAATGTTTCAACGACTGCGAATGCATTAGAAGTAAGGACGCTTGATTTAGAGTTAGGTGAGAGATATACGTTTTCTTGTTATGCGTATATTCCTAGTTCATACATAGCAAATATTTCATTAAATATATTTTATTCAAATAATGGATGGAACAGCATT